CGGGAACGTGACATGAGCGGTTCACAGCAACTGATCCTTGGCGAAGGCGCAGGCGGTGGCATCGCCAATTACATCGAGGACGTGTTCTCGACGTGGCTCTACACCGGCAACGGCTCTACGCAGACCATCACCAACGGGATTGATCTGTCTACGAATGGTGGGTTGGTTTGGACTAAAAGTAGAAGCGCGGCTTATTCAAACGCACTTCAAGATACCGTCAGGGGCCGCAACAACATTTTATTTTCCAACTCTGATGTTGGCAATCAAGCGTATTCAACATCAATTAACTCGTTTAATACTACCGGATACACGCTCGGAAGTGAAACACTAACAAACCAAAATGGAACAACCTATGTTGGTTGGACATTTCGCGAACAGGCCAAATTTTTTGACGTCGTAACTTATACGGGGAATGGCGGAGGGTCGCCACTAAATGTTTCTCATAATCTTGGGTCTGTTCCGGGCTGCATTCTTATTAAGCCTACAACTACGACTGGCGATTGGATCGTTTATCACAGAGGTATTGGGAATACCGCTGCTGCTTACTTAAATTTAACCAATACTCCATTTACTTCTTCTGCTTGGTTTAACAACACCTCCCCAACATCAACGCAATTTACTGTTGGCTCAAGCACAAGCGTTAACGCTAACGGCACCACCTACGTCGCCTACCTCTTCGCCCACAACGCAGGAGGCTTTGGCCTGACGGGTACGGACAATGTGATTTCGTGCGGTTCGTATACGGGCAATGGTTCTACCCAAGCAATCAACCTTGGGTATGAACCGCAATGGTTGCTGATAAAAGGAGCGTCTGGCGCCGGTGCCGCAAATTCTTGGATGCTCTTTGACAATATGCGTGGAATGTCTGTAGCATCCGCAAATGAATGTTTTTACTTAAATCCAAACGAATCGTTCCAAGAAACCAATGGAATTTATGTTTATCCAACTGCAACCGGATTTCAACTGAATACGGCAAACTCAAGTGTCAACTTTGGGAGCACCACCTACATCTACATCGCAATCCGTCGCGGCCCGATGAAAACTCCGACGACGGGGACAAGTGTGTTTGTGCCAATTGCGCGAACGGGAACTGGAACTGTTGGCGCTGAAACTTCCGTCGGTTTTGCATCGGATTGGATGCTAAATAAAGTAAGACCATCACCGGGTAATAGTTGGCCTGCGATTGATAGGTTGCGGGGTAATCCGTTGGTTTTAATACCCAACAACACAAACGCTGAATTAAATTTGACAAGTTTTGGGAACCCTGCAACCAATGGATTTACTGGACCAAGCCAAAACAGTTACTACTGGCCCGCAAACGGCGGTAACTACAATACAACCACAACTTACGCTTCTTATTTCTTCCGCCGCGCCCCCGGCTTCTTTGATGTGGTTTGCTATACGGGGAGTCCTGTAAGTGTAAATCATAACTTGGGCGTCACGCCTGAGATGATAATTGCAAAGTCAAGGGCAGATGGAACTGGGCCGGATAACTGGGCGGTTGCAACTTCAAACGTTAATTATCTGTCTCTAAATTTAAGTAATGCTTCTTTAGGCGGCGGCGTTACTTTATCTGCAACATCTACAACTTTTGATTCCACAACAGTTAGAACAGCAGATAATTATTTTGCAGGGTTTGGAGGAGTTACTGCTGTTGCCTATCTCTTCGCCTCCTGCCCCGGCGTCAGCAAAGTTGGCTCATATACCGGCACTGGCGCGTTGCAGACCATCAACTGCGGCTTCACGGGCGGGGCGCGGTTCGTGCTCATCAAGCGCACGGACAGCACAGGCGATTGGTTTGTGTACGACTCTGCTCGGGGCATAAGCAGCGGTGACGATCCCTATTTACTGTTAAACACCACGGATGCGGAAGTCACGGGTACCAACTACGTTGCCACCACCAGTGTGGGGTTCCAAGTCACCGCAGCAGCCCCGGCGGGGTTGAACGAAAACGGCGGCACCTACATCTTCCTCGCCATCGCATAAGGAGCAATCATGGAAATCAGAATCAGGGCCACAGGCCAAGTGCTTCTTGATCACGAGTGGATCAAGTGGGTGGCAAAGACATACGGCAAGTCGGTTGGGCCTCTCAGCCCCGAAGCCATTGAGATGTTCGACTCTGATCCCGTCTTTGAAGGCCCACAGGCCACGGGCGGGACGGTCTACCAATACTCGATGCGCCAAGGTGTAGAGCAGCAATCAGACGGCAAGTGGTACACCAAGTATGTCCTTGGCCCCATCTTCACGGACACCGCTGAAGCCACCGCTGCCGAACAGGAAGTCGCGTACAAGGCTATGAAAGATGCGGAGCAGGCAGAGCGTGTTCGCGCTGACCGGAACAGCAAACTTGCCGATTGCGACTGGACTCAACTGGCAGACTCCCCCGTGGACAAAACGGTGTGGGCTACCTATCGTCAGACGCTGCGCGATATTCCAACACAGGTTGGTTTTCCTTGGAATATAAATTGGCCTGCTCAACCAGAGTAACTTATTCTTTAAGAAAGGAAAATCATGAACATCATCATTAACACAATGGAACGACGTACCACTGACGGCTTTGTAACCGTTGTGCATTGGACAGTGACAAAGACGCAAGGCGAACATACTGCTTCTGCCTACGGCACCGAGTCATTTGCTGATGGACAAGCCACAGTGCCCTATGGCGATTTGACAGAACAAATTGTCAAGGGTTGGCTAACAGAGAAGTGGGGCGAAGAAGGTGTTGCCGCAAAAGAAGATGCATTGGATGCACAATTGGCTATAATGGCTAACCCGCCGATGGCAAACGGTTTGCCTTGGGGGAGCATCTAAAAGGAACTTTTATGAACGACAAAACTGAAATCAAGCTGACTCTGCCTCTAGTCAACGCTATTCTTCAATATCTCGGATCACGTCCGTATACTGAAGTGTATCCGCTTGTGGCTGAAATTCAAGCTCAAGCAACCCCGCAAGTGCCGGTGCCTGAAGTCGCTCAAGGCGAAACCTCTGCTTAATAGTGGAACCAATCACCGGCATCCTTGCAGCAGTGTCGGCGGCTAATGCCGCCTTCGGTGCTGTTAAAAGACTTGTAGCTACGGGCCGTGAGATACAGGACGTTGCCGGTCAAATTGGCAAATGGTATGGAGCCTTTGGCGACTTCAATCGCCTTGCCACTGAGAAAGCCAATAAAAAGCAATCCGTTTTTAAGCGTCTGCTGCACGACGATAGCGTAGAGCAAGAAGCTCTACAAATCACAATGCATAAGCAAGCGCTTATAAAGCAAGAGTATGAGTTGAAAATCTTGATCATCGCTCACTATGGCGAAAACGTTTACAACGAAATGATTATGGAACGTATTCGTCTCAAAAAAGAGCGTGAGAAGAAAGAACGCGAGCATCGCCTTCGACAGCAGGCATTTATGCTCAACGTTAAATATGGCACAGCCATTGCGTTTTTGTTAACAGCAGTTGTGGCTGTTAGTTACTATATTATCGACAGCGTACAACGATGAGTTTCAAACGACCCCCCGCAAACGCTACTCGCTCTGAAAAGGAAGCGTATGTCAAAGCACTTGCTGCGATTAGCATTAGCATCTTTGCTTTATGCCTTGCTATTACAAATTACTTTGCCGGACGAAACTCATCTGCTGTACTTAATAACACCATAGCTGCTAATAATCTGTGGACGTGGTACGGCACCAAGAACGTTAGAGCCACCATTCACGAAGTTGCAGGCTCTAAAGACGAAGTAGTTCGTCTGCGTAGCGACATGGAAGAAATTGAGGCTAAGGCACGCGCAGCAGAAGCTGCTAGAGATGCTGCCAAAACTAAGTCGCCTTGGTTCTCATACTCGGCTATGGCGCTACAGCTTGCCATTGTGTTGTCGTCTGCTGCGATTTTGGCAGTGATGATGGCTTTGTTTTACGTGTCACTGGGTGTCGGTGGCATCGGCGCTTTGTTGTTCTTTATTGCTTTAGGAGCTTGATATGTTTGAATTGCTAGGTGGTGGTTTACTCGGTAGTATCTTTGGCGGCTTGTTTCGACTTGCTCCCGAAGTGTTGAAGTTTCTTGACAAGGGCAGCGAGCGCAAGCATGAATTGGCTATGTTTAGTCTTCAGACGGATCTGGAGAAAATGCGTGGTCAATTCAAGATGGAAGAGCGCTATGTCGACTATTCCGTCACTCAACTTGAAACCATTAAAGAAGCCTTTAAGGAGCAGTCTAAGACCGCTAAAGAAGCCGGATGGTTTGTTTCTGCGGTGTCGGCTCTTGTTCGTCCCGGTATTACATGGGCGCTGTTCTTCATGTATGCTACAGTGAAGATTGCTGCAATTGTGTTGGCAATGCAGACGGGTGGACACTGGGCTGAGATTTTGCGTCAGTCATGGGATGTGGATGATTTTGCTATGCTGAACATGTGTTTGACATTCTGGTTCGTTGGTCGCTCCATCGAAAAATATAATAAGCAATGAAAGAGGCTATTCAGATTGCAGGCGAACTATTGGTAAAGCCCTTTGAGGGCTATGCCAAACGCCTGCCTGACGGACGCTGTACAGCCTATCCAGATCCCGGAACAGGTGGACATCCGTGGACGATTGGATGGGGCTGTACCGGCCCCGATATTGTTCCCGGTACAGTCTGGACAGAACAGAAGGCACAAGAAGAGTTAGACAATCATTTAATACACTTTGCTACAGGGGTGTTGAAACTTTCGCCAATTTTGGCAAAACAACCTCCTCGTCGCCTTGCCGCAATCATCTCTTTCGCATATAACTGTGGCCTTGGCAATTATCGCATTAGTACGCTTAAAAAACGTGTTGATGTCGAGGATTGGGCAGGTGCCCAAGAAGAGATAGTTAAGTGGAATAAAGCCGCAGGTAGAGTCTTGAGGGGACTAACACTGCGAAGACAAGCAGAAGCAGAGCTACTAAAATGACTATGGAAACCGCCCAACAAGCCACCGAATCTGGAGCAATGATTGCAGCTAAGGCTGCGCCACCTGCAACAGTGTCGATTGCCACGCTCGCCGGTTATCCGGTTTCAGAGATTCTTGTTTGGGCGACACTCATCTATACTGTCATTATGATTGGTCACAAGGTTTATCAGATATATAAAGAAGTTCAAAAGGGATAAGACATGAATGCACCAACAATCTTGAGAATCATAGGTCGTGAATACGATGTGGTAAAGCTGCAAGAATATGAAGATCAGGTTGGTGGTGTAGACTTCGAAACAAGCGTCATTTCTCTCAGAGCAGGACAACAAAAGCTTCTAGAATGTGATACACTGATCCACGAAGCTGTTCATGTCATCGATGAAATCTTTCAACTTGAGATGACAGAACGGCAAGTATTTTGTGTGGTTGCCGGTATCGTCGCTCTTCTAAGAGACAATCCGTCACTGTTGCCATACATCAATGACGCACTTACTTCACCGAGAACAGTATGAGTAAAAACTTCACCGCAAAGCAAAAAGAAATCGTAGCCCGTAAACTAGGTTACGATGGCCCCATGCAGGGCTTTGATGAGTTTTTGCAAAGCTCGCCTGCACTCGCCATGAAGTATGGCATGGTTGCTGATAAGTACATGGCAAAGGGCGGCATGGTAAAGAAGTATCAGGTGGGTGGTTTGACGTTGCCCTCTGATGTTGGCTCATATACTGCCGAACAAAAAGCTGATCTGTATAATCAATTCATTAATCAAGGATATACTGACGCTCAAATTCGAACCGCTGCTGGTCAACAAACGGATGCCGATTGGCAAGCGCTGCAACAGATTGCGAATACGCGCAAATCTAATCTTGCACAACTGGTAACAAATGCGAAGCAAGCCAATGTTACAGGCACTGGCGTTACTGCAATGCCGGGTGGAGTTACTGACGATACTTTTGGCGCTGAAGTAGTTGTCTATGGCCCCGATGGAAAGATGTACGGTAATGCCGAGCAAGCACGCAAAGCCGGTGTTACTAATGTAACGCTTACACCCCCGTCTCAAACACAGAATGTTGTCAATCAACCGGCTGGACGACTCTCTGGTGTAATTCCTGACTATGTTGCAAATTATACTCCGCAACAGAAAGCAGATCTTTATCGAACACTGTTGCTTGGTGGATATAGTGATGCCGAAATTCGTCAAGGAGTTGAAGCTGCCCTTGGTACGCAAAACAATTCCGACTGGGCAATGCTTACAAAAATGTCTGGCGTTGGCGGCACAACCCCCACTGCAAACAATGCCCTTGTCATCGACACCAGTATTGCTAACAAAACCGCACAAGAAAAAGTTGATTATTTTAATCAGCTTCGTTCCCGTGGCTTTACCGACGCTCAAATCCGAAGCGCTGTTAACTCTCAAATTGGAGTGCAAACAGACGCTGATTGGGCAACACTTACTTCGATGGCAGACATCAACATCCCAACGGGGATTGAAAATCTTACTCCTGAACAAAAAGCAAAAAAATATAATGAACTTCGTAATGCCGGATTCACGGATGAACAAATTCGTAAAGCCGTCACAACGAAATTAGGTGGACAAACAGAATCGGATTGGGAACTGCTGCAAAAAATCGCGGCGTCGCAGCGTACTACTAACGATAAAGTCGTTAAAGACGATACTGGTAAAGTCGTTAAAGACGATACAGGCGGCAGCACAGGTGGCACAGGCGGCACAGGTGGTACAGGTGGTACAGGTGGTACAGGTGGTACAGGTACCTCCAATGTTTCTGGGCAAAAGTATGACGATGTTGGTCGTCCAATTGCTGATACTGTTTCGACAGTTACCGCTGCTCAAACTCTTGTTACTCCCGACATGAAGCTTGATGCAACTAAATATGTTGCACCACCCGCACCGACTGCGGAGGTAACAAGGGCGCAAATAGCTCCGCCGGTTGCTACTCCTACGCCTGTGCGTACCACACCTGTCGCCACTGTTAAAACAACTGGTGCCATTATGGAAGCGCTTGCTCCTTTGGCACCATTCACCGGCACAGCGCCAGTCATCGAAGCTGCACAGCTTACGCCTGAGCAAATGCAGGCAGCTATGGTGCAGGCTCAACAGCTTGATAAAGCTCAGCAAGTTCAGCTTGCACAACGCCGTCTGCAAGAAGGCGAACTTGTTTCCGGCCCCACTGTTGATCAACAACGTGTTGAACAAGCCATTGCACAAACACAAGCTGCACAGGGTCAGGTGCGTGAAGAAATGACGGTGCAGGGTCAGCTTGCTAAGCTCACTGCTAATTTTGATGCTCGCAATCCTCCTGCGTGGGCAGCAGGTGCTGTTCGTGCTGCTACATCGCAATTGGCTGCGCGTGGTCTTGGTGCCTCTAGCATGGCAGGGCAAGCCATTATTCAGGCTACGATGGAGTCTGCGATTCCAATTGCCAGTGCTGATGCTGCTGTGTATCAGCAAATGGAAGCACAGAATCTGTCGAATCGTCAGCAAGTGGCTCTATTGGCTTCACAACAGCGTGCTCAGTTCCTCGGACAAGAGTTTGATCAGTCGTTCCAGACTCGCGTGTTGAATGCGGCAAAGATTGCTGACATTGCCAACATGAACTTCACTGCTGAGCAGCAGGTGTATTTGGAAAATGCTCGACTGGCACAGAGTGTTGATCTTGCTAATCTGAACAATCGACAGGCGACAGTGATGGCGAACGCTGCCACCATTGCTAACATGCAGACGGCTAACTTGAGCGCACGTCAACAATCTCTCGTTGCAAATGCTCAAAACTTCTTGCAGATGTCGATGGCGAACATGAGCAATCAACAACAGGTTGCTCTGTTCAAGGCGCAGGAATTGACGCAGTCGATTATGTCCGATGCTGCTGCTGAAAATTCTGCTCGTCAGTTTAATGCGTCGAATCAACAACAGGCTGATCAGTTTAACTCTCAGATTACGACACAAGTATCGCAATTTAACGCGCTGCAAAAGAATGCGATGGAGCAATTCAATGCAGGACAGGCAAATGCTTTGGCTCAATTTAACAGCCAAATGAAAGCTCAGCGCGAAGAGTTTAACGTCAAGAACCGCACCATTATTGATCAGGCTAACGCGCAGTTGTTGGCTCAAATCAGCCTGTCAAATACGGCTGCGACAAATGCTGCCAACTTCGAAAACGCTCGCGCCATGAACAACATGACGATGTCGCAATATAACAACGAAGTGCAGCTTTATCGCGATCAGGTGAAGATGGTGTTTGACAGCTATGAGCGACAGGAAGATCGCGCTGCTGAAATGGCATCAGCGGTATTACAAGCCACCGTTAATCGTGAAGCAATTGATGCAAAAACAAGTGCTGCTCTCGGGCAAGCGTTTGCATCGTTCCTTGGAACTAAGGCAGGTGATAAACTGATTGATATTGGAAAAGAAATCGGTAAGAGCATCATCGATATTTTCAACCCGTTTAAAGGTTAAAGGCGTAATATGCAGAATTACAAAAAGTTCATGGCACAAGTTGAAGATCGCATTAGTAAGATGAATCGTAAACCGACGAAGTCTTCAACAGGCATCATGTCTCGAAAAGATAAAGAAAATGTTGAAATGGATAGCGATTACGTTGACATTATTGCCACATATGTTGCTACAATTCGTAAAACTGCACAGAAAGTGAAGGCAAAAAATGGAGCCTAATTTTATGCATCAACCGATTCCCGGCATTTCGTTGACCGGTGAACTCGGTAATGCCCCTTGGGAACAGCCTCCTCAATATGTAAGCATTGATGAAGTAGTCGATTACTATTCTGATCGATTTACTGAGTCTGAGATGATGAAAAATCTCATCGCTTCTATTCAGCGCGACATCCCGTTGCTTACTATTGCTGATGGTTTGACTAAGCTTGGTGTAATGCAGGGACTGCATAGCATTGATACTGCAATGCTTGTAAAACCAATATTGGTTGAATTGATGATTGCGTTGGCTGAGATTCATGATATCAAATACGTCATTGATCAGGACGATGTCGACAGTCAACGTGCGATGCCTATCGACCTTGTGCGAAAGGTCGTAGAAGAATCCGTAACAAAGATGGCTGATGTCAAGGAAGAAGTTGGTGGCATCGTTACTCGGAGGAAAAAATAATGGGCTTTAGTCTTGCCGGATTTGCTGCCGGTGCTGCCGAGGGCATTACAACTCGCATTGAAGAAGAGCGTAAGTTTTCTGCTGCTGCTTTGCAGGGTCGCATTGAGCGTGCGTCGATTATGAAGCAACGGCAAGAAGAAGAAGAAAAAGCGCTGATTGAAGAATTGCGTCTTCGTAAAGATCAACTTTCTCAAATGAATGTCAGCGATCCGCAACTACAGGTTGCGTATTTGACTTCACCAGTGGCATTTGAGGCGTTGAAGAAAGCACGCGATTCTCGCATCCCAGTAGATGCTACAGAACTAATTACTGTTAATAAAGATAAACTTCTTTACAAAACCCCCGATGAACTGATTGCCAGCGTCACTGCTCGTCCCAAAGGTGGCGAGCCTGCAAAGCTTTTGCAACCCGAAGGCGGCTCCCTTTTTGCTCCTTCACAGACTCAAGAACAACGTCGCTTTGAACAGTTTGCTTCCATGCGTGGTATGACATTGGAAGACGTTGCTCGCGCCGAGTCTCGTGATCGTGTAAAAAGGCCGGAGCCTGTTGCGACTATTAACTATAAAGCATTGGAAAAAGAAGACAAGGCTACGTGGAAGCAAAAGCTTGAGCGTTTCGAAACGGCTTATGCCGATGCTGTTGATCAGTTTGGCGCAAATAGTAAGCAAGCCACAGACGCAAAGAATCGTGTCGATTCCTATCGTGTGACAACATCCAACATGACGGAAGATCAGATGGATCACGCGAAAAAGCTGTCGCGTGCTCAAGCCATCATGTTCGATAAGTCGATGACTAATGTCAGCGAGCAAGATCGCAAGTGGGCACAGGGCTATCTCAACGAATACGAAGCATACAAGCGTCGTCAAGAAGCTGCCGGTAAGCAAGACGAAAAGATTCCGACGACAAACTCGTTGGTTAGCATTGGTCGTACTGCCGGTGCTAACGCTGTTCGCAGCACATACGGAACTGGCGCTGTTAGTCAGCAATTGTCGTTTGTCACTAACGCAGACGGTAGTACATCGATGGCATATTCTGGCAACGATCCCGACATGCAAAAGCGACTGATTCGTCGCGAGCAGGAAGGCGTTGTCGCCGCGCTTCGTCCGTACATGGCGCAAGACGGCACCGTTACGGATAAGAAGATTGAATCTGCTGTGCAGGTATTCGGCATCAGGCTTGATGAGAATCGTCGTCCTGTGCTGAGCGAAGCACCTGCGATGCCTGAGCCTCGTCCAAAGCCTTCGTTGCCTGAGCGTGGTGCTGCACCGGCTGCTCCTGCTGCTACAGCCGTGCCTGTTCCGGGTGCAGGTCGTGCAGGACAGGGCGCTCCTAAGCCTGCCGCTGTTCCGCCTAAGCCCACGTCTGTGCCGGGTGCTCCTGCCGGTCATACGGTTGGCGACTACGTTCAGGGCAAGGGATATGCGGTGTATAACAAGGAAGGCAAGCTGATTGGCTATGCCACCGAATAAGGAAGACTAATGCGTTTCGTTCCTCTTTCTGAGGCAACTACGGAGCAAGACAAGGCGCAGACTCAACCCCTGCGCTTTGTTCCGTTAGAGGCTGAAACTCCGCAAGCTGCTGCGCCAAAGTTTGTTCCGGCTAGTCAGGCTATTACTATCGAAGAAATTCGTAAGCAAGCTGACGAAGATCGTAAGCGCTACGAACAAGAAACCGGCCTTGCTCCGTCAACAATGGCTCCGGTTGAAGGTGCCGGTGGTGCAGCCTTTGGCGTCTTTCCTGTGCAGGGTAAACAGCGTCAGCAGAATATTCAGATTCGTCGTGAACAACAAAAGGCTCAAGAAGTTCCGTTCGAACAGCTTGTAAAGCGAGACGATTATTTTAATATTGCTAACAGCTACATGAAGGCTGTTGGTCAGCCCGTATTTAATCCCGACAAAGAAACTCGTGAAGACTTTGTTAATCGGTTCTACAGTCAACGTCGCTTTGCCGAATTCAATACCGTTTTTGGCACCATTCCTGAATTGGCTGCGCTGAAGAATTCCGGCATAGAAACTCAAGAGGCTATTGCTCTTGGTCGTCGTCTTTATGAACAAGCCGAAGCCGCACCGGGCAAAGGTCGCACTGCTTTTGATATTGCCAAAGCGATTATCAGCGATCCGTCAACTTATGCCGGTGTTGGTTTCGGTAAGGCAGCGTCGTCCATTGCTGTTCGTCAAGTTGGAAAAAATCTTGCCGAAGAAGCTACCCTTCGTGCCGCACAAAAACAAGCAGGTGCTCGTACAGCAAAGCGTGCTGAGATTGGCGTATCTACCGCCACCGAAGCCGCTGTTGCGGGTGCTGCTGATCTTACTTCACAACGCGCCGAACAGCAGACTGCTCGTGTTATGGGCGAAGAAGTGCCTGAGTTTGATGCTTGGCGCACCGTTCGTGGGGCGATGCTGACGGGTGTGCTGAGTGGTGCCGTTTCTGCGAAGGCAACAAAGGCTCCGACAATCAAAGAGCGTGGTGAAATCATTGGCGAAGAGCTTGTCAAGCGCAACGTCACCACGGCAAATCCGGCTGCACCGCTCACTGAAGTTGAACAAAACATTGCCAATGCAATGACACGCGACTTCGAAGACGTGCATTCGCAATATGTCAAAGCATACGGCAAGGCTCTGTTGGAGCAGGTAGATCCGGCAACGGCTGTCACCGACAGCAAAGTGCAGGAAGCGTACAGCAAA